CATTTCTTGGTTCTTAGTTAATTTCTCCGTGGCCTTATACAAATCCTCGATCAACATGAATTGCTCAGAATCCGCGGGCAATGAACCCATTAATCCTCTTGGCCATTTAATTCTAAATTCAGTATTTTTTTCAAGATCAGATTCCATTAATTGTAATCTTGTGTTATGTGTGTTTTGCGTTTCAATAACACCGAAGTATGCCCAGGTGCCGATTGCTACTAACCCAATCAAACTGGCAACCGTCTTCATAGGCATCTGAACTGCAGCCTCTTCTGATATTTTTAATGGTTTGTTACTCATTTTCGTATGTTATGTCCGTACTGTGATCTTTTTCTTTTTTGTACGTTCTTTTGCAAGTACACTTTTCGCAGGTGCACACACCATATTCATCTGCGTGAAGATCATTATCTTCACCGCAATGACAAGGATGAAAACATGTCTTGCAAGTGGTCATTTAACTAGACCAAACCCACTTTATAAATTTTTTCCAGGGCCAGCAAATTATATTCCAAACCCATTTTAAAGTTTTTTTAATCATTTTTTTTCTCCTCTATTTCATAGAAGAACTTATCCGTATCTTCTGTACGCCAAGCTCCGCTATCTTCTACGTTCCATTCGTTAGTTTGCACTTTCCAGTCAGGAATATTATCTTTCACAGTGAAAGAAGGTAAATCCCATATACATCTATTGTTAGGTTGTGCTGCAAAATTGCCATCATCTAAGGCAATTATGTGAGCGCACTTATGTTCGTGCGGTATTTCCGAATGGTCGGTATCTAGTATATTAGCATCTGGGTGAGCCCAGTCAATAGTAAATAAATATGCACCATAGTGTTTCTTTTTATCTTTCCCAAAATAATAACCTGAAGCTGCGCTTAAAATAGACCAATGAGTGATAGTAGGATAGTAAGAAAAACAATTCCAAAGCTCCAATTCATCAAGTCTTCTTGTGGGCACTCCGGATGGTTCAAATCCCTTTTGAATAAACGCGCTAATTGGCAGGCGATAAAATATTGCACCGTTACCCATAAGAGCGTGAAATAGTATAGCACGGCCCCCCATACTAGTAATGCCAAAGATAATACACTCTTCAACTTCTCCATGGCCTTTTTTAAGATCATATAAATATTCCTTCCTAATTTGTGCGTAAATAGTTGGTATGTTTGCGTTTAGATAAGCCATAATTACTCCTCATTTTACATCACCCCATGTAGGGCCTTTTTCATAATCAACTTTATTTTTGACAGAAAGTTTAACTGCATCTTGCATAATTGCAATAATTTTTTGAGCCTGGTGTTCTGATTCAACAGATATATCAAGTTCATCATGTACTTGTATATGTGGTGTAATACCTTCATTATATAAATCTAACATAGCTTGCTTGGTCATATCTGCCGCAGAACCCTGTATTAATTTATTTAAAGCTTTGTAAGTATAAGCTCTTCTGATTCTATCTTCACCATATTTTCCTTTAGCTTCTTCATAAGTCATAGGTGCTCTTAGTTCACCTGGAGCAAATCTTGCTTCTTCCCATTTATCAAATCTACAAACTCTACCTGCAATGGTTTGAATCTCTCCGTCTCTTTGTGAATCTCTCATAGTTGCATCCATCAAACCTTTTACAAAAGGTACACTGTCATGATAGTTATTAAAAAGTTTATCAGCTTCTTCTTTACTTTCTAAGTCTAAAGACTGTTGAAGTTTTGCTTTTCCCATTCCATAAAATAAACCTAAGTTAATAGTCTTAGCTTCTTTTCTTTTTATGTTTGCAAGTTTAGCAACCATTCCATGAAAGTCCATTTTGGGGTCTTTATTAAACTTAGAAACCATTTCAGTTACAGACTCAGAATTTTTTAAAATAGGGTGTTCAGCTGCATAGTGTAAAACTAATCTTGGTTCTTGCTGTGAATAGTCAAAACAACCCCAATCACAACCTTGTTCTGGTATAAATAGACCACGAATTGCAGGACCTAACAAATTGTTTCTTGCAGGTATTTGTTGTAAGTTTGGATTAGAATATGAAAAACGTCCGGTTACAGTTCCACCTGCGTCTGATCTTAATTGATTTATGTCAGCATGAATACGTCCATTGTGCTCATGTTTTAATATTGTATCTATAAAAGTTGTGTGCGCTTTGTTTAATTCTCTAGCTTCTGCAATGTTTTTTACCACTGGATTTTCATGGTTTTCTAGTGTAGCTTTTGTAAATGATGGCGCGTTACTTTTTGCAGTTCTGGAATAAGGTAGTCCAAGGTTGTCAAATACTTTGGCGATCGATCTTGCTGCCCATATCTGCACTTCTACTCCTGTTACTTGCTTCACTTTTGCAAGGCATAGCCCTTCTCTTTTCTCTAGCACATGTTTCAGTCGAAGCGCTTTATCGACGTCTACTCGAACGCCCTTAAATTTCATATCTACTAACATAGGAAACAAACTTGTTTCTAAGTTAAATATTTTCTGTAAGTTTTGATCTCTTATTTGACCTGAAAATTTTTTAAACAATTGTAAAGTTAGTTCAGCATCCGCTTCAGCATATGCTCCAACCATTGATGCAGGGAGTTTATACATTTCAGATTTTGCATCTATGCCAGCTTTGTCTGCTGCATCTTGTAAAGCTTTTTCATTCTTAACCTTACCTAATTCTATAAAAGATAATGAATTCAATGAGTAATACAACCTGTTTTCATCTAGTACAGCCGCCATCATCATTGTATCTACAATAATTCCATTTATCTTTACGCCATATTTTCTTAACCAACATACGTCATACATTGCATTATGAAATATTTTAGGACACGGTAAAGCACAAATACTTTTAACCCATTTCATTACAGATTCTTTAGCAAAAAAATTACCTTGCTCATGACCAAAAGAATAATATCCGGACCAACCTTCTACCGCAACAGCAACTCCAATTATTTCACCATCACCTCTTACAGAACCTGAACCCATCTTTTTTAGGTTTGGATCTTTTGTCTCTAAGTCAATTGCTATGTATTTATAACTACTTAAATCTTTAAATTCGTCTGGTGAGTTCCACATTTCTTCGTTAAATAAATTCTCCATAATCCCTTTCTAGAATCATTTCTAAATAATGTATTGCCTTTTTAATATCGTAGTGTTTTCCTTTCCTAGAATGTCTGCAGATATATTTTATAGCGTTACCTTCTGCAAAAAGCAACTTGTTTTGATTTACAAACTCTGCTGGTTGAATCTTAAAATCTTGATAGTGATTCCCCTGAACTTGTTTGTCTAGTGATTTATATGACATACCCTGTACCCTCCTCTGATTGTAGTAAATAAAGTCTTTGTTTAGCACGTGTGACACCTACAAAAAATAATCTATGTTCATTATCTGGTGATTTTTCAAACTCACCTTCAATAAAATTACTTTGATATTCATCTGCACCAAAATCTGTAAATAAAACTACGTTCTCACATTCTTTTCCTTTCGATCCATGTAGAGTCATTATCTTTATGTCAGCTTCTTTCATAAGATCATAATTATTTTGTATCAAATGTTTCATAAAAACTTTTGTATCTTCATCAAAGTCAAGATGCTCCCAACTACCTTCAACAAGTAAGCCATGATCTTTCTTTAGTTCTTCTAGGGTTACAGAAAAAACACTGTCTAAAGTTTTACCACTGGCAAAACCTCTTTGTAGATGACCTAGTTTTACTTTTAAAAAAGAATACATTACCTTGACATCTTTTGAATCAATACTTGCACCGTTGTTTAATCTTTTCCAGGTGGAAAATGCTAACATAGAATTCTTATCTAAGTATTTATCACCTACAAACTCATACCTTAAACCTTTCATATACAAATGGTCTCTTGCTTTCTCACAAAGTTTATTGGTTCTACCGAGTATCATCCATTTACCTTTTGAAAAGTCTATGTTTTCTAATGATGTTTCGTAATTGACTTCACCTTCCTCGTCTCTCGCTTCCCAATTCTTTGTCCTACGTTCATTGAGTCTATCTAATATATTTAAAGCCACTCGATGCACGCTTCTAGGTACTCGTCTCGATTTAACTTGTTCGTCGATAGTTCCTTCTAGATTTATAAATGTAGATGCATCAGCACCTTGAAACCCGTAGATAGTTTGATCATCATCACCAGCAATAAAAGATCTTTGACTTAGTTTTTCTAGTTCAAAAAACATATCCCATTGCAACGCGTTTAAGTCTTGAGCTTCATCTAAAAATATAACATCATAAAAACTATCTTTAGTTTTTATCTTATCCGTAAACAAACCTATCATGTCATAAAATTCTATGACTCCTGTGTCTTTTTTATATTGCGTTAGTGCATCATCTATTTTTTCTGCAATATGTATATCTGACCAACCTGCCATACCTTTTTGTATTGCAGCCTCATTCAAAGATATTTTTTTATTTTTTGCATAATCTCTTGTAGTTAAAATTGGATCCTTAAATCTAGTTTTACCAGTTGTTGAATCAATACTAATATCAGTATTTAATTTAGCTGCCATTGGTTCATAAAGTTTAAATTGATTCCATTGACTATTACCTCTTAATAGTTTTGCACTTACATCTATATTTAATTCTCTTACACCTAATGCATGCATAGTTCCTATATATCCAAGTTTTTCTTTAGGAAATAATTCTTCAAATCTTTCAGTAGCTTCTTCTGCAGCTGCTTTACTAAAAGTAATGTAACAAATTTTTTTAGGATCAGTTTTATTTTCTTTTATTTCTTTGGCCATATAGTGGTTTAATAATCTATACGTTTTACCGGTTCCTGGTGGTCCAGGTATTACTGTTCTATTTTTCTTTTCCACGATGGCTCCTGACTTTCATATTTTGCTTTCTCTGGTTCAACAGATACAATCTTTAACATCTTAAAGCAACGCACTGATTTACCGTTTATTTTTGGATAATCCTCTTTAATCTTTAATTGAGTTTGTAGTTTTTGTACTACTACATGTTTTGGATATCTTTTATCTGGCCATTTATTTTTTACCAAATGTTTCCAAAAATCTTTCATTTTAAAATAACTATAATTATCATCACTGTACGCAACACCTCTTTGAATGTCATTTATATCTTTACCTCTAACCTTATTTACAAAGTCTTCCATGTATTCTTTTAATTGATTATCTATTTTTAAATCTTCAGTAGCTTTTAGATCTGTCTCTTGTTTTTCTTGTAAGAGTTTTATTAACATCTTACGCCATATAATTTTAGACATAGGCATCTGTGGTCTATTAATTTGTTCTAAGCACGCCATTGAAAATTTATCTGGCTCGTGAAGAACTGCAGTTTCAACCATTACTGTTTGTCCATCAATATCACAAAAGAATAATGGTGGGTCTGAGTTATATTTTCTGATTGCAGATATAGTTTGTACCGGTGCATCATCATCACCTACACCATATTTTTTTGTTACACACAGTTTAGAATTACAAAAAGATACTAAAGGTTCATCTTTACATTTATAAAAATAATCTTTGTTATCTAATGACTCTTGAGTCTTAACAAGTTCTGATGCATTGATAGGTGGTTTAAAATATTTTAAATTGTAATGATTCATTTTCTTTTTCCAAAGATCATCTTCAGAAAATCTTTTCTTTACGTACACTCCTACATTATACATA